TGGACTACTTAGAACCCATTTTAACTGTTGTGTGTGCTATCACCATTGCATGGATGATATGGTACTACAATAAAATGGGTGACTGAATTGTTGTATGAAGCAACTAGAAAAGTATTCTGGACGGGGGTGCGAATCCCCCCACCTCCACCAAAAGCATATTCGGTATGCCCATAGCATACAGAGACATAAGAAACATGAATATGCTTTTGATGGGGGTGCATAGTTTCGACAGGGTAACAAGTATAGAAGTGGACAACTCACCAGAGTAGGTGTAAAAACTAAATCAAAGTAAACGCAAACGACTCACAGTTCGCATTGGCAGCCTAAACGCTGACTAGGGTTTTGGTTGATTTCCTCGTAACAGAATAATCAACCGTTTTTAAATTTAAAAAAGGAGTTTTAATGAAAAAATTAGCAATTGCAACTTTGGTTGCATTGAGCGTAACAGCTTATGCTGCAGATAGCGTTACCGTTGAAGGTCAACATATCAACAACAATCAAGCTGCTGCACAACAGCAATATGTTTTGGGTGTTAAGAAAGAATTCACAGGCTTTGCCGGTGATTTGGCTTTCTCTAATGCACAAACTGAAGGTACAAATGCTTTGAGTACTCGCTTGGAAGCAGGCGCTACAGTAGCTGGTCCATTTGGAACATATGCTCGTGCCGCTATCGGTCAAAAGTACAGCAATACAACTGACTTCACATACTATTCTGTGGAACCAGGCATCGCTGCACCAATCGGTTATGGTTTGACTGCTAAAGTTGGATATCGTTTCCGCTCTGCATTTGACCCATCACAAAACAATGACCAGACTCACACAATGCGTTATTCATTGGCATATGCCTTGAACGCAAAAGATTCTGTTGCATTGAAATATGACCGTGTTAACGGTGATAACAACCAGAAAGTTGTTGCTGTCGCATACACTATGGGTTTCTAATAACCTAAATAAGTATATGGGTTCGGTGGAACCCATTTCTAAAAACCACCAACACACTTTACACAACACAAGGAGTAAACTATGTCAAACATGACACCTTTCGAAATTCGTCTTGAACTATTAAAAATGGCCAGAGACATGTTATATGATGAGTATCACGCACAAACCAACCGAATACAAGAGAGTTGGCACATGCAATGCGAAACGGCACGGAATAAAGGTGAAACACCACCTGAACATCCAGGACTGCCGGCAATCCCCTCAGAATCAGACATTATCAGCAAGGCTCAAACCTTGAATGGTTTTGTGTCTAATATTGTTACTGCACCTGAAGTAAAGGTCAGTAGAAAAACTACCTGAGGGTTAGGGGGCTAACCCCCTTAACACACACAAGGAGAATTAATGAAGAAATTCATTCTAATTACATTATTTACTTTATTAACACCGGTTGTTGGTCATCAACAACCAGTAACAGAGGTACAAGAAGTATCGGGTGAACTAGGTCAACAAATTCTATGCATGGCTAAGAACATTTATTACGAAGCCGCAAAAGAGCCTTTCGAAGGCAAGTTAGCAGTAGCACAGGTAACAATGAACCGTGCTAACTCAAAACAATTTCCAAAAACAGTTTGTGAAGTTGTATATCAAAAAGTAAATCAAACATACCAATTCAGTTGGGTTGGTGAAAGAGTTGGTCCTGTTACCAACAAGTATGCATGGGAAGAGTGTATGATTGTTGCCAAAAAGGCCTTGACAGAAGGTCGATTACATGATATAATCTACAAAACAAATTCAATGTACTATCACAATACATCGGTCAATCCTGCATGGAAACTGAAGTATGTTGCTAAAATTGGAAACCATCTATTCTACACAAGAAGTTAAAATGCCGACAAAAAATGAAATAAGTGAATTTAGTATGAAGGTGGCAGAAATGGCTGAAAAATCAAATCTTACAATCATGGATGCTATCGTTGGTTATTGTGAACAAACAGGTATGGAGATTGATGTAGCCTCTACATTGGTTTCGTCTGCCTTAAAATCCAAACTGCGTGAAGAAGCACAAGAACTCAATCTATTGAAAAAGAGTGCTAAACTGCCTATATGATTTTTGATTTTGAGGAGGGTTCAGGCTTATCAGCCTTTGCCATGTTCAATGCGATTAAGCTTCATTTTACTACTGATTCTTACGATTATTTTCGTTACCACGGGAAATCCGGTGTTACCGCAGATAAATTTTCCATACGAAAAGATAAGTATTCTTTCTACAAATTATCTCGTAAGTACCGACTGGAAGATTTAAAAAACTTCTATGTGTCAAACCTCTTAGAAAAGGATGTCAACTGGATTGGTGACATTAATAACCTAGATGGTGAAGAAACATATAAGAAGTGGCAAAAAAGAAACCAGAGCTTGACATATCGCTTCGAACAAGATATAATAGGTCTACTTAACGATACACAATCACCAAATCAAATGTTGATGGTTGAAGATGGACAATATCCAGCTTTGTTGAAACAAGTAATGTATAGTAGTATTGCGGTAGAAACTTTGGTTATATTGAATGATATTATGAATTTCTTTCCTATGTGGGACAAAAAGATTGCAGACACAATCGTATGGCCTTCCATGAAAAGAAAATTCGTGAAATACACACCATTTATTGGTTATGATAAATCAAAGTTTACCGCAATATTGAAGGAATGTTTGAAAGAACACGCCTAAATAAGTTTATATAATGCATTTTGTGAAAATACTCCGTTTATACTCCGTTTATACTAGAAAGGTAAATTATGACAGATTTTTCTAAATTGAAAAAGAGTTCAGGCAATCTGGACAAACTCACTAAAGCCATCGAGCAACTCTCAAGCTCATCAGACAATGGCAAATCCGACAAAGATAACTACTGGCGTCCAGAAGTGGACAAAGCAGGCAATGGCCTTGCAGTAATTCGTTTCCTACCTGCAGCTGCAGTTGATGGTGATGATGGTCTGCCTTGGGCTAAAATCTTTGGTCATGGATTTCAGGGTCCAGGTGGTTGGTTAATCGATAACTGTTTGACTACTAAAGGTCAACAATGTCCAGTATGTGAACACAATTCAACATTGTGGAACTCTGGTATCGAAGCCAATAAAGAGATTGTGCGTAAGCAAAAGCGTAAGCTTAATTACATTGCTAATGTGTATATCGTAAGTGATCCAAAGCATCCAGAGAACGAAGGACAAGTTAAATTGTTTAAGTTTGGTGCCAAGATTTTCGAAAAGATTACAGAGGCAATGAATCCTGCTTTTGAAGATGAAACACCAATCAATCCATTTGATATGTGGAAAGGCGCTAACTTCAAATTGAAGATTACTAAAGTTGCTGGTTATCAGAACTATGATAAATCTGAATTCATGTCACCATCTGCATTGCTAGATGATGATGAAGAATTGGAAAAGATTTGGAAATCAGAACACTCGCTTGCTGCGTTGACTGCTGACAAAGAATTCAAATCATATGATGACTTGAAAGCACGTTTAGATAAAGTATTGGGTGCATCTGATGTACCTAAGACTACTGTGGAGACTTTGAAGGCTGCACCTAAGAAGGCACCTGTTGAAGTTGATATCACAGAAGATGATGACTTGGCTTACTTCTCTAAGTTGGCTGAAGATTAAAGAATCCCATGCAAGTGCAGACCCCGCTTCGGCGGGGTTTTTTATTGGTTAAACGATTCTTGTTGAATTGTATATAACATTTCGGAATGTTGGTTCTACATTACGAACAGCAATGATAGGTGGTTTGAACCTTGGTTTACCATCAGGTTTAAGTAGTTTGCCTGATGCCGTTCTGGTTTGTTCGGTACTCTTTGTGAGGCGATTCAACCGTTCATCCATTTCCACTTGGCGGTTCTCGTTTGTTCTGTTTGTTACCTCTGCTGAGGCTGGCGGTGGTATAACAGGCGGAGGTGGTGCCATATCATTCTGACGCTGAAGTTTTTTCATCTCAGCATCGTTCACACTATTATCAACATCAACATTTGTATCACCAGCATTGTTGTTAACAACTGATTCACCAATCTTATACATTGCACTTGGTGGATTATCTTTTAACCAAGCACGTAATTGTGGTCTATCCGCTTGATATGTTTGTTTTAGTTCTTCATCACTAAGATTAGACTCTACCGCTTGTTTAATTTCAGCATATCTTGCTGTTCCTTTTTGTTGAGAAGCTTCTCTAGCTGTAGCATTCTTTTCATTTACAGCTGTGGTTTCACCACGTAAGAATTTTGCATACGGATGGTCTTTATATTTTGGATTGTTAGGGTCTTTCTCAATATCTGCTTTAACAGAAGCATTGATGCCAACTAAAGCTGCAACTGCAGCTGCAATCCATGCAACAGGATTTAATAAAAATCCAGCAAGCCATGCCAATCCTCTGGCACCACCTAAAAAGTTTTTCAGATTTTTCAGGTCGTCAATTGCTTGCTGTGCCATTGCTTTAATGTCAGCAAGCATTGCAGTAATAGAATTCAGTAATCCTGCCATACCACCACCTTCTGCTTTGGCATTTACAACTGTGGCAGTACCCATCTTACCATTTTTAACACCCAAAGCTTTTAGTAGGTCTTTATGTCGTTTTTCTTCATCATGCATCTGACCTTCTCTGAGGTTATTTTCTTTCTCCCTCAGTATCATATCATCTTCATGGCTCTTTTGTAAGAATGTTAATACATCATTTAATATTGCTGACATTCCTGTAGTATCTTCACCACTAGGTAATGCACCAATTTGTTTAGTTCTACTTGTTACTGGTCTTGCACGACCTGTAAAAAATTCAATATCTTTTCTGGAACGACCCAACATTTTACCAAGAATGGCAGGACCTAAACGAGAACCGCCAGTTAAAAACTTGGCAATGTTAAGTGGATCAAATTTTTGTTTGATGCCTGTTATCTTTGCTCGAGTTTTTAATGAAATGGTTTTGGCCAAACCTGAACCATAACCTTCACCCATAATGAGTTGGTCAGCAAAAATGGAAGAAAGAGATTGTTCTCTTAATCTCTTGGCTTGTTGATACGTTAATTTATTGTCTATCATCCTGCTCTTACCTTATCAAGTAATGGGTTGCTATCTTTTGGTTTAGTTAGGTTA